TGGAAAGAGATATTCTCGTGGAGCTGGATTATCATGGGCTTCTCCCAGGAGGGGTTTATGTTGATCTGGAGGCTGAAGCTTGTCGCCGCCGCGACTTGTTGTCAGCGCCGTTGAGTCCTGAATTACAAGATAAATTTGTCAAGGGCTATCAGCTTGATGCGTTCCAACGCCTCAAAGCTACAAAGATCAGAGACGAGGGCGTAGTGATGCGCACCAGACGTTATAAAACTGATGCTATCGTGCCGTGCACTGGATGCGTAAAATTGCTGAAAGTGCCGGTGGCGAACACCTGGAAAATTGATTACCTGGGGAACACGTCAGGAACCCCCGGAATCACCGAGTTCACCCAAGGCCACTGTGCTAAAGTCGGAAGGCTTCAGTGCTGGGGCTGCGGTGGGTTTGGAAAGTTCTTGTTTCTCGCGATCATCATGTGCAGCATGGTCGTGGGGGCCGCTGCTGAGCCTTTTAGCTTGGCCGCGCTCTCCGTGATTAGTGTTACTGCTTGGTCGTATTACTCGTGGGTTTTCGTTGGAACTTTTTCCACCGTGAGCCTGGCGCTGTTGACTTGGCTGCGATTTAAGCCACAGTCTCTATGGACTGTCACTGTTTTATATACTCTGTACTACCCAAGTTTGGTGAAGGACTGGTTTGTCGCCAAGTACTGGAACCGTGTTTGGACTGTGCAGAAGCGAATGGCAGTGACTTTCTTCCAGCTATCAATGCTGGTGACGGATTGGCTCATCCGTATCCGGAGCTCATACAAGGATAAACAATTGTATGGCGTCTACAACTTTTTGAATCGCAAATTTCTGCATGTCGAGACGCGGCTGACTGCAACCCTCATTTGTGCAACAACTGATGAGGAGATGATAATGGCCGTATCCGCGTGTGGACCGAAAGGTGACGCACAGGAGGGAAATGAACACCGCGGGCATGCTGACGATGACATTGCCGGCAGCGTCTTCTTTATGAAGAGGTTGACTGGGATGGTCGCCACCACGCTAAATGAACGCGTCCAACAAAATGTTGCCATGCTCACTATCGTTGAGCTGGTTGCACTGAAAGCGCTCCGCGTGTTGGGGTACGACGGAAAGTATGTACCACCGACTGCGGTCCTTGCATGGACGAACCTTCCGCGTGGATCAGACCTGCTGGAGGCCCCGAAGACAAAGGGGAAGACAAAGCATGGGAAAGGCAATAAAATCGGACGGCTTCAGCGCAAACAAAAGCGCATGAACGGCACGATCAACGTCAAGGAGAAGACCTTCATGTACAACAATGAGGAGTACTACATCCCTGATGACGTGCTGCGTGATGCCGAGAAGTTTTATCAAGCAATGAACAAGCGTGGCGAAGACGAAATCGACGCCATGATGGGAGACGATGAGGATGGGTATGTCGGCGACGCTGTTGACACCTACCTTCATGAGGAGTGGAAGAACTACCAACATCGTCTCGTGCCAACGGGACGAAAGAACCGCCCTGAAGCGGCTCCTCTGGTAACAGAGGAGTCAGCCGTTGATGTCATGAAGGCAGCCCTGAGTAAAATCACGGGCATGCTGGGTGACATGGGCGATGCTGTGAAAGCACTGGTGACTTCCAAGACTACCACACCGTCCGAAGTTTCGGCCCCGGAGAGATCTGAGGGACCAGCAGAGACGGCCACAGCCCCCCTGGAAACACGGGAGGCCATGGTTGATCACCACAATCAAGTTCGTAGCGAGAAGAAACCCGAGGCCCTTGCAGTCTTGGTGAACCCGGATGGCACTGGTGCAGACTATGCCCATTCGCCCCTGGCCACGTTGGTGAGTGGCTACTGGTACACCCCGAGACACGTTGCTGTTGTCGAGGGCACGCGATGGAATGTGAATGGGAAGATTTACAGCGCGGAGAAAATTCACAATTATGAACACGCTGATGCGACACGGTTCATTCTTCGTGGAACTGATCCCAAGAAGAGTCTGTACACTCCCTCTGGCTACAGTGCCTTGAGGATTGATCAGATGAATGTTGCCGGTGTGATGGTTCAGAAAGACCCGACTTCAAACCCGGGCGTCTGGCGATTGCACACGCGCACTGGAACCATTAAAGGCAACAGCCTGCACAGTTTCAACACCATTATGGGTGACTGTGGTGGTCCCATTCTGATTGGGAACAAATTCGTTGGCATGCATGCTGGGAACACTCTGAGTGGCGAAACCTCGGAGAATTTCTATGCGGCTGTCAGCGGGACTGAGAACGTTGCCGGAACGGGCACCGTCCTTCAGTTTTTTCTGCGTAAGTGAGTCGCCCATGTGGGCGCCGGTAGAGTGGAGTCGCTTACCGACGCCGAGCACAGACCGAACGCGACTCATAGGCAAAGTACGTGGATACGTTGGTGTCCCCAA